TGCTCCGCAAGGAGAATTGTTCCTACTCCTGCGCCAGGTTGCTGCGACTCCGCCACCGCGCCGTCCCCGAATGTGAATATCAATCACGGCCCATCCCCCACGACCCCGCGCACAAAGTGGGTGACGTGATCCCAGTCTAAGCCCTCGGCGCATAGTGCCGCAGCGCCCACATCACGGCACCGATGGCGAGTATCCCCGCCACAATCACCACCCCCCACTGCAAGACGGGGGAGTTTGAGACCGCCGCCACTATCGCCATCCCGACACCACCAACACCGCCCACGACAGCAGGCAGCGGCACCCGGCGAGGCGGTAGCGCGGGGAGGTTTGGGTGTGTGGGGGAGAGAGAGGGGAGAGGCGGTGAGTCTCCCGGCTGAGACACCGCCGCCCGGTCCGCTTCGACCGCAGCCCGCGCCGTCAACGCGGTGTCGATCCGGCGCAGCATCTCGCCTTGGGCTTTGCGCTCTTCGTCGCGCAGCGCATCAGCGGCCTTGATCTCGTCGAGGGTTTTGGTGAGGTGGCCGATCTGCACCCCTTGCTCGCCCTGCTTTGTGGCGACGGCGTCGAGGCGGCCATCGACGACAGCGAGGCTGCTGCGCAGGGTCGCTAGATCCCCGCTCTCGGCCAACGCGCGGTCAGCGTTCGCGGCCTCGTGCTCGCGCATCTGCTGCCTCAATTCGCTCAGGTCTTTTTGGATCTGGTCTTGTGTCTTGGCCATCGCCCCGGCCTTCTCGTCGAGCCGCGCGTAGAGCAGCTCGCCCTCGTTCATTTTCTCCCACACTTCGTCGAGCTTTGTCCGCAAGTGCTGGGGGGTTTCCGGCTTCTCAATGCTCACGGCTTTATGGGGTGGTGGCATCGGGTTGCCCTCCCTCTGACGCAGGGGCGGGGTTCTGGGTGACGGGCATTTGGCGAGGCGGCGCAAGGATGCCCGACGTCTTGCAATCCGCCACCCCCTTGAAGACCTCACAACGCGCTTGCAACAACCCGCCGAGGTCCAGCGACACGAGGCCCGTCGCCCCGTCGGGACTCGCATGGGTGTCGAGGTCTGCGACGATGGGCAGGGCGAGCGGCCCGACGCGCAGGTCCATGCGCAGCGACCCGCGACACGTCCCTTCCGCGAAGACCTCGCCAAGCTGCACGGGCGCTTGCGTCTGCGGGGCGTTGGCGGTGGGGGTTTGGCAGGCTACGCACAGGACAAAAACAAAAAGAAAATAAAAGATCAGGTCCATAATTCTGCCGATATACTTTTTCATCACGCCGCATCCTTCCACATTTCGCCCGCCCAGCCATCGCGAGGCGCGCAGTTACAGTCAACATCCCCGCGAATGCCGGGACATTTCCCACCCTCATCGGGCTTGGTTTTTTTGTTGTCGCCGCCCCTGTATTGGTGCGCGGCGTCAAGTGGCCATCCCGCCAAATGCCCGACGGGCGGACCCCACTCAAGCGGGCGGGTGTCGTCGTGGTCGAGGTAGCCCGCCCACCACAAAGGCAGACCCGAATCACGCAGCCAATCAAAGCCGCCGACCTTAAGCCCGACGCGGCTTCGCTTGATTGTCTCTCCGCTGAGATAGACCGCCAAGCGCAGCCCCGTGAACCGCGAGAACTCCGCCACAAAAGCGCGCGTCCACGCCTCGAAATCCGCAGCGGTCCAGCCCTGTTCGATGGCGAGGCGCACCTCCTCTGGCTCCAGATCCAAGATCCCCCATTTAACCCCGTGCGCTTTGCAAGCGGTTGCCAAATTGATGGCGTTCTTTTTGGGGCAGCTTGGCCGAGACCTCAACGCTGGAGTGTGGCCAAAATGCTGGGCGTAGTGATACAGCGCCAGCACTTTGACCCCGGCCGCCCGCGCACCCTTGACGTTGCGCTCGCAGTCTTCGTCGCCCCCCGATTCGCCTTGCCCGGATTTAATGATGACGCCGTCGCACGACTCGGCCACCTGCGCCCAACTGTCGATGCGTTGGTGTGTGCTCACGTCGATGAAAAACAGCATCGCGGCGGCGACAGCGAATATCGTGCGAGCCTCCGAAATGCACAGCGGCACACGCTTGCGAGGCGCAACGAGAGCGCGGATCTCCCGCATGGTTGCTGGCCCCAGCGCGCCGTCAGCCTGCAAGCGTCGGCTCTTTTGCCAAGCCTTGATGTGTGCGTGATCGGCTTCTGTCCAGGCGCTCACGTCGCGGCCCATTACCTTGGCGATCAGGGCGAGGTCTGCGTTGTCGTAGGTTTGGCCGGTATTATATGATTTTGCTTTTTTGTAATTCATTTCGCTTTGCCTTTCTTTTCTTTTTTGCCACCGCCCGCTTCAAGCAGCGCAGCTTTCTTCGCACGCCGCCGCTCCTCATCCGCCGCCAATTCCTCGGGCGTCTTCAAGACGGTCTCCACCACGGGCGGCGCCTTCGCAGCCAACGCCCTCGCCGCCCGATACATCCGCCACGCACGGCGCTGCACCTCGGCTTGAGTCACCCCCTCCTCTGCCGCAGCCGCCGCATAATCTAGCGCGACGCCCGCCGCATCACCGAACGGGTTGTCGATCTCGTCCAGCGCAAATGCCAGCCCCTCTTTTCTATCCATCCGCAGAGTTAATTTCATGGGTCACAGCCTCAGAACTTGGAGAAGTCGCCGAACAACTTAAGCCGAATTAAACGAATGACGTTGCCGCCATCGACTGCGTTATTGCAAAGGACTGGCTGCAAATCGGTGCGGTCGGTGTGGACGACGGTGTTATTTCCCGTGGCCACCGCTGGGCCTGCGGTCTGCGAGGGCACTGATCCGCCCGCCACATCTACGCCCGCGTCGCCCGTGCCTGAATTGAGGTTGCCGTTTTGGTTGCAGTGGTAGAAGCATGTGCAGACGACGCCGTTGGAATTGATCGCCCCAGCACTGATAGCCGCCGATGAATTGGTGACGTTAAAACCTTGGAGGCTGTTGTAACAATAGCTCCAACGATAGGTGTTCGAGCTGGTCTTTGCTGGGCCACCGCCGCGCAGGGTCGTGCTGGTATCGGCCACCCCGCGCGCCCTAAAGCCTGCGCAGAATCCTTTGTTGTAGCCAATGCTCGCGTCGTCGATGTTGTCCCAAACGATCTCCGCGATGATGCCCCGAGATGCGCCGTCGCACTGCACATCGTCGAGCACAACGCTGGCCTGGGCGTCGGTGCCACAGTTGATGACCATGCCGCCCGTGCTGGCGTGCGGAGCTTGCGCCGTAAACGCTGCACCAAACACGGTCGTGAACATCTCGTCGATGAGCGTGGTGCTGGCGTTGCGGATGTCGATCCATCCGACGAAATTAAACACGTTCGACGAGGCGACGCGCGCCCGACACACGCTCCCGCCTGTCGAGGTGAGGCGCACCACCAAGCCCTCAAGCCCGGTCGAGAGCGCGTTGACGAAATCCGCCCACGTCGTGACGGTCGTCTCGCCGGACAGCGCATAGGTGAGCGCGTTGGTTTTTGTGTCGGTCTCCGAGTTGGGGTTTGTGACCTGAATGGATTTTGCGCCCTGGCTCCCATAGGCCACGGTCGTGGACACGAACGCGAAGCTGGTGGGGTCGATGTATTCAAGGCCGTGCGCGACGCCGCCCACAAGCAGCGTCGCGCCCACGTCGATACCTTCCGCGCCGGTCACGAGGTGGCGGATACCGCCCGTCATCGGCGCGGTCGATACGCCAAGCGAGATGCCCGAGAGGTCAGGGGTTGAGCCAGGGCCAGCGGCGGGCGCATTGCTGACGCCGAATGATGGAGATGACCAATTCATTTAGGCCGCCCCCACCATGAAGGTCACGAGCACAGACGCGCCATCAAGCAGCCGCAGCAGCGGGAGGTCAGAGCCGTTCCACTTGAACGGCCCGAATTGTTTTGGCGCTGCGGTCGTGGTGCCTGCGGGGATGACGAGGTTTGTGGCGGCTGCGGTCTCTGCGGTGATCGGCGTCTCGCCATTAAGCAGATCGGCGGCGGTGCAGATGTAGGCGAGGTCGGTGCCGCCGTTGGAGATCAGCAACCACACCTCCCCATAGCTCCCACCCGAAGGTGGCGACCCGCCCGTCAACGCGGCGAGAACGGTGTTGAGATTGTGGGTGGTGTTGACCTCGACGGACTCCACCTCTTCGCAAACAAGGGCGACGCTTTTGAGCGGCTTAAATCCTGGCATATTTCAAAACCTCACGCGGAGGGTGGGTGTGGGGGCAACTGTGGCGGGCATAGACTCCAACACCTTACGGCGCAGGAGCCACCAAGACAAGGGCGGGTCATCTACCCAAAGGCAGCGCGAGATTCTTGAACGGCGCGCGGCCGTCGTCGGTGCCAGCGCGCACGCTCCAGAGTCCAGGCTGGCGTCCAGTGCCAGAGCGGAAAATCCCCTCCAGTGACGTGGCGCTGGCCGTCATCACGTCCACGCCGTCGGTGCATGGGGTCATCATGTCGGTGCCGTGCAGCAGCGTCCCCATCTTCTCCCCCGTGCGCTTATCCAAAAGCATCACGCCATGCGAGCCGCTCGCGAACCACGGAACACAGACGAAGCGGTCATCGCAGCAGTTGCCCAACCCTTGCCCGTAGCCAATGTTTGCGGGGTGCGTGACGGTCCAGAGTGCGGTGCCTGAATTGATGGATACGGCTCGCGTTGTGGGCGCGCTTGATCCGTCGCCGTCGATGGTCCAGAACGCCGTGTCGCCGTCGGTGCAGAGCGCCTGCGCGCGTGTCTGCACGATGGCTGGGTTAGAGATGTCTGCGACGTACGACACCGCGAACTCATCACCGCTGGGGTCTTTGAGGTATTTTTTGAGCAGCGCATTTGTCGAGTCGCCCGTACCGACCAGCAAAAAATCATGCGTCGCGCACAGCGCGCGCACAGGCTGGAGGCCAGTGATCGCGCTGACGAGCGCGTCCACGCTACCCCAGAACTCCACCGTATCCGTACCGCCGCCGCCTTGCGTCCCCCACCACACACGCGCTTGGACCGCCGTCGAGTCGGCGCACACCGCATCGACCGAGCCTGAGCCGACGCCCTCATAGATCACGGGCAGCGCGGTGTTGGTGAGGTTGATGACAGTGACCGGGGGCGCGAGGGTGTTGGTGTTGCCGACGATGAGCGCCCGCCCATCGCACGCGATCACGCGCGCGTTCAGCCCGCCCGCTGGTGTGCGACTGGCGAGGCCGTTCGCGGTGGTGCTGTGAATGTTTTTGGCCGAGTGCAACACGCCACCCTGAACGTAATAAATCCGCCCGCCGTCGGTGCAGACGCAGCGGATGATGCCCGTGCCTGCGCCCGCTTGCTGGATCGGGTTACCGACGCGGGACTGGCGAGGCGGGACGCGCAAAAAGAATTGCGTGTATTCTGCCCGCGCTGTGTCGGTGCTGTCGTAGATCGCGTCGTAGAGATTATCGAAATGCCGCACTGCCAAGGAGCGGCACCATTCGATGCTCTTACCCTGCGCCCATTGGAGCCAGTTGTATTCGCCGCTGGTCAGCAACGCGTTGACTGCATAGCCGTCTGTCTTGACTCCGCTCGCGGTCTCAGTGCTGTTCGACGCGTTGGTGTCGTGGTCTAGGTTTTCGGTCGGAATTGCACTTGGGAACTCGGCCATAAAAATCACCTCACAATAAGCGGCAAAGTTGGCCTTGATCAAGGCCGTAATTTTCGGTGTCAAATCTGAACGCGGGCTTTCTCCCCTCGACCGCCGTCACCGCGACCCCAGATGGCGTAATCTCGTCGAGTATTTTTTTGACCAGCGCGAGGCGGTCTGCGCCCGTCGCGTCCTCGGCCTCCCACGACACGCGATATTCAGCGGTCCCGTGTCGGGTATATTCGACGCCGTTGGTTAAGCGCTCAGGGTCAAGCAATCCCGCCACAACCCGCAAGATGATGTCCGCTTGGCCGTTGCTTCTGTTTGCGAGGATGCGGATACCTAACAGTGCGCGAAAGTCGTCATCGCTTAGGCCGTCGCGGGGTTGGCCCAGCACGCGACCATATTGGTCGAGCTGTGCGCCTTCCGCCGTGTCGAGCATGCGGTCTTCGATGCAGGCCCAGGTGTCGTCTTCGATGTCTTGTGCGGCGTCGGCGAAGGCGGTGATGAGCTCGCGCAGTTTTGTGGCCCCCGCAAACTGGCTCGGCAACAAGGCCAGCGCACGCGCCGCGTGATCAAGGATGTGCGTAATCATACCAGCGTCACCGTGATGTCGATGTCGCCCTCGGCAAACGTGGCGATCTGTGTGATGGAGATGGAGATGTTTGATGTGTCGCCCGGTCCAGGCGCGGAGCCGACCTTAGCGCGGGGCGAAACCGAGATAATGCCGGCGATACCTGCGACCGCCGAGGTGATCTTAAACAAGCGCACATCATCCCCAATCGACAGCCCAGCGAACGCCGCCAGCACCGCCGCACGCGCCTGATCCTCACCGTCTGCGGGCCATTCGGTGGTGTCGGCGGTGATTAAAACGTCGATGTGGATCTCTTGCTCGGTCGCCACCGAATACGCCACGGGCTGCGAATTGCCCTGGCTATCAATGGCGGTCCCAGCCTCGTCACCATGCGCGAGAATCCCCGCTGGTTGCGCGAGCCAAATGGCCAACCACACCGGGTCATCATCAGCGGGCGCAGGCCACACGACGGCCTCGAACGCTTTGGGTGGGATGCCGTTGCCGTCGGTCGTCATCGTGCGGTTGGAGATCACGACCGCAGCGTCAACGCCAGCGACCTCAAGCAGCCGCGCACGGATCGCTTGGTCGGTGCCGCCGCCGATGATGGAGAGGCTCTGCTCTCGCCTCACCCGCAACTCCTCATCCGTTTCCACGTCGCGCCCAAGGTTGCCTTCCGCAGCGCTGATCTCATCCGATGCGCTGATGCTCGCCCACCCCGAGATGGAGGTGACGATGGAACTGATCGCGTCCTCATCCGCTTCGACTGGGCCCGTGTCTTCGGCGCGGATTGCGATGGTGGCGACGCCGCCAGAGATCGTCGCGTTTGCGGTCGTCACAAACCGCGCGCCGGACGGGATGCGCACGATTGATCCGCTTGGGATCACGGTGCCGTTTGTTCCGGCGACAGAGATCGATCCCGTGCTGTAGTCGGCTGCGATGCGGGTAACGCCCACGATGGCGCAGAGGTTGTCGAGGTGCTCACCCTCTGCCGCGTCCGGATCGAAGGCGTCGTAGAGCGCCTGCGTCAGCCCTGCGATGTCCGCGAGGACGGGGGCGATGGCGTCCACGATGCGCCCTAGAACGCGGGTCTGGCCTAGCTGCACGCCGTCGCCAAGTGATGTGCGCAGTGATGCACGCAAGGATGCGCGCAGGTCTGCGAGCCTGGGGGTGGTCAACCCCGCCGAGGTCAAAGTCATAGGGTGATCTCCCCCTGTAGCAGCTCGCCCGTTGTGGCGGTGGCGTTGATGGTGATGACGGCGGCCCGTGTGGTGGCGTCAATATCGACGGTGATCTCACCCACTGCGCGCACCCCTGGCACCCGCAGGATTTGGTCAGCGATCAAGGCGCGCACGATGTCTAGGCGTGGAGCCTTAACCAAGACCTCCCCGCGCCAGTCCACGCCCAGCGTTGTGTCCCCCCACCACTCGCCCGAATGGGTGAGCAGCACCGTGCGGATGGTTTGTTGCGCGAGGTCTGCGCCGTCGCACAGCGTCAGGTCTCCAGCCTCGTCGAAGTAGATGTCGTTGGTCGCCGGGTCGAGCGCCAAGTCCCAGGCGTTTGCGGGGATCGCTGTGGCGATGCTCATGGGGACACCTTCACGGTAGCCGAGCCGACCGTCGCGGGGGGTGCGGGGGAGGCTGGTGTGGGTAGGACCGGGGTGGATGTCGGCGAGCCAGCGCCGCCCGAGGTGTGCGTGTGTGCGTCGAGCCAAGCCTTCTGTTGGGCAAAGTGCGTGTCGATCAGCGAAGCCAGCGCCGCGAAGTCCGTCGGGCTTGGCCCGATCTCGACGCTTCCGCCTTTCACCTTCACGACGCCCGCACTGCTGATGTGGATGCGCGCCGTCGCGTCCGCCTTGCCCATGCTCAACCCCCCACCCGCAAGCGTGGCGAGCGGTGCGGTCTGCGGCTGGATGCCTGGGTAAAACACGCCATCAGACAAAGCGGCGCGGCGCGCGGACTCTGGCCGCACACCCTCTTGTCCCGTGGTCAACCATTGGCTGATCGCTGCCGACGAAAACACCAGCATCCCAAGATCACCCGGCGTGAGATCCCACGTCAGGCAGTAGCCGCCGCCCGACGGGAACGCCACGGGGCAAGCGGGGATCGGGGGGTAATTGCGCGCGATGCCGTCGGGGTCCACGCGCTGCACCACAGGTTGCACCTTCACCTGCTGCTTGGCGGCGTCGTAGGCGAGCACGCGCACGGGGAGGCTCACGTTGACGCGGGCGAGCTGCAGTTGCGTGCCGACCTCAAGCGCCTCCGCTTGCCCCATCGTGTCGCCGTCGAAATGTCCAGCACCTAAGAATGCGGCGTCGCTCTCGCTCATGCTTTGCGCTCCTTGCCTTTGATTGACGTGTACCAATCGCCACCCCGAGTCGAGCCGGCGTGCGTCACTTCCGACGCGACATAAATCCCGGTGAGATTAATGGACTCGATTTGGACCAGCGACCCAGGCAGGATGCGGGGCTGCAAGAGGCTCTTGGCTTCGACGCCGTCCTTCGATTTGCTTGGACTGTCGGTCAATCCCGACGTGACGTTCAACAAAACAGCAGTCTCGCGGCGCGCGGCGCGCGGGGACAACCCCTGGAGCGCGCCGTTTTGGATGCTGTACTCGCAGCCCAGATCGCGCATCAGCCCCGTGAGGATGTCGCGCGTGGGGCCAACATCCACGAAGCCCGCCGCGAATTGTCGGTCGATGCCAGGGATGTCTTCGAGGTTGCCCGTCGCGATACCCATGTCGGTGCAGCATGCGCGGATCGCGTCGCGGTAGCGAGCGCCAGCGTCCAGCGAGATGCCAGCGGACACACGCGCCAGCGCGCTCTCGCCGTCACCCCCTTCGATCTTCACTTTTAATTGTGGCCGATTCCATTCGATGGTGACGCCGCGCTTTGCGATCTGCCCCTCGAACACCAAGCCAGACGCCTCGGCATAGCCAGCCACCAAGCGCACCTCGCACCCTGGCGACTCAAGCACGCCGATGCTCTCAGGCTCAATGTTCCACAAGCTGATCTCGGCTTTATTGCAGGAGCGTTTGCGCGTCTTGACCACGCTAAACTCCATCAGCAATCCCTCGACCGACGGCTGCCCGTCTTCGACGCGGCCTTCCCAGCGCAGGCCCGCGCGCCCTGGCACGCCCACGGTCAGTTGCCAGACGCGGCCAAATAATCTTGGGTCGGTCGTCATCACGGCACCGCCACAAAGCGAGGCGTCAGGCTCGCATCTGGCGCAGGCTGGATCGCGAGGATCTCGGCGCGGGTGACGTAGGTGAGGATCTGCACGCCCGACCGCAGGCTGTCGCGGGTGATGGGTTGCAGGCTCGCCGGAGAGGAGATGCGCTCAATCAGGTAGAGATCCCCAGGCGGGCGGCGTGTGTCTCGCACGCGATACAAGAGCGGCCAGAACCGCACCATGCGCACGCCCTGCGCGAGCCAATCCCCACCGGGGATGCCAATGTCAAGGCGCGGCCCACCTCGGTCAGAGGCCCACCAGATGCGCAGGTCGTAGATGGTCCCGTCGAGGCTGATCTCGTAGCGAAATGCGCCCGTGTTTTTGATCGGCAAAATGAGCGCCATTTAATTTCCCCCCGGATTCAGGAAGCCGCTAAAACCCCAGCCCGCATTGACCGCCCCGTCGTGCAATTCGGCGGCGGCGGATTTATCGGTGGAGTCACCGCCGTCGGTCGCACCGCCTGTGTTTGCGGGGTCGGGCGTGCCTGTCTGTGTGCCAGCGTTCGCCTCGGCTGATGCGTCGCCCTTCTTGTCTTCGGCCACGGCCAGCGCGGGAACGTCCACGGTCTGCGCCGTGACGGTGCGGATCTGCACCAAGTCGAACGACACGCGCACGCTCTCCCCGTCCGCCTGTCCAAAGCCAATGGAGAGGCGGGAGATCCTGCGCTTTGTGTAGGCGCGCAGGGCCGTCGTGACCGTCACCTCTTCGCCGTTGCGTTCGATGGCCTCTAGTGCTTCGAGGGTAGTTGTATGCCATATTATTGTTCTTTCACTCGCAGCCTGATGACACGCTCTGCCACATTACCACTATTATCTGACATAGTGCAATAAAATTTATATTCAATGTTGGCAGTGCCTAGCCCTAAGTTGATAGTGGCAACACCGCCGCTAATTGTCTGAGAAACATTCTGTATGCCATTAACAGTGTTGCTAGCTGCAATGGTTGTCTTCACTCCAGAAGAATTATCAACAGACCAAACAACAGATGAAATGGTTGCCCCATTAAGCCATCTAGACCAATCAACACTGTAGTCTAATATTTCATCTGGGTCTTTATTAGGCCATCTAAACGACATAAGTTTCCTTAAGCAACTAAAACACTTCTATCAGACGAAGAAGTTTTTCTATACATATAAGCTCTTCTTGGTAATAGTTCTACCACTGAGCTTCTTTCTGATGATGTTGTTTGTCTTTCAACATACACCTTCCTATCCACAAAACTTACCACTGCTGTTCTCTCAATAGCTGTAGATCTTCTCTCTACCAACACTGCACGGCTTCTATCATATAAAGCAGCTACAGCATTATAATCGAATATTGTAGTTGTAACAGATACTGCACCAATATTTCCTGTTGCATCCAGCCCAGTAAAGGTTGGTATGGCATTATTTAATATATCAACCGTACCAACAACTGTTGTAGCAGCCACACCCGTAGGCACCACTACAGCCTTAGCCACAACAGAAACGCTACCAGAGGCTCCAGAAGCCGCTACACCTGTTGGCAATACCTTGGCCTTAGCCAATACAGTTATGCTGCCTACAGAGCCTGTAGAGGCCACTCCTGAGGGTGTGAACTTACAAGCTAAGCTAAATGTGAAGTTGGTGCCTACAGAGCCTGTAGCTGACACACCAACAAGGCTGGTGACAGCCACACCAACTACACCAACACTACCAACAGAAGCCGGGGTTACTAGGCTGACAACCACATGGTTGGCATCACCTGAAATGACTACACCACTATCACTAGTGGCTGATGCCTGCACACCATCTGGAACATGGGCTACATTGCTTATGCCATAGCGAGAGGTGCCATAGACACCTATGCTATAGATAGCTCCAGACCTTGTAGTCGTAGCCATCTACGACTCCTTAAGCAATACGAATGATGGCGTTGCTTGCGTCTGCTGTGGGGAATTGAACAACAAAGTCACCATTGGTAGATGTCTTGTCTCCACCAAAAGAGATGACAGCTACAGCATTGGTAGTGGCAGATCCACCATCAGTGGTGGTGTTATAGATGAGAGCACCAGCAGCAGTGATGGTAGCAGTAGTAAAAGTTACATCAGCAAAGTCTACAAAGGCTGTAGTGCCACTGGATGTTGGATCAATGTTTGTAAGCGTTGCTCCACCAGCAGTGTAACCAGTGCCTACCACTTCATTAGAGGTAGTGTAATTTGTAGTTGTAGCATCAAGGGAAGCAGCCGAAGTGAAAAGAGCAATCTTAAAAGTGTGACCACTAGTGGTATTAAAGTCGTGCTTACGCTCAAGCAATTCTTTTTTGAAACTTGTGCAAAGAGCAGAAGTGATAGCCATTGCAATATCTTTCTATGTATAAACAAAAAAGGGGCAACCTCTTGTGGAAGCTGCCCCTTGGTTTAGTTAGCTTTTAAGCCAACTGTTCACGGTCTACTGAGGCAGGGCCAACACGATCAGCCGCATCCACAATCACAGCAAATACACGGACAGAGCCAGCACTGAGAGTTGTAGTCTCAGTCACTAACAACAAGTCCAATGTATCAGCGGCAGCAGTAACAATCGGATAACCAGCAGTGGCAGGGGTTGCATAGGTGCCAGCAGTAGCTGAGCTAGTCACAGCAAAAGCAGCAACATAAGCAGCAGCAGTAACACCAGTGACACCCAAGCTAACTGTGCAGCTACCAGTGGCAGCAGTGATCACTTCAAAGCCAGCAGCCAACACAATGGATTGTGCGGGAATCTGGAGAGCTTCAATCACATCAGCAGCAGCAAGTACGCTGCCTTTTGCTGTTGCAGCAGCAGCCCAGCTAATGGTGTTTTCCACTACATAAGGCATGTTACGAATAGAACGAACAGGTTGTGTACCTGCGCCAACAGCGTTAGAGAGAGTTGTAATAGTTGCCATTAGTGTTCCCCTTAAGCGGCGTTATATTTAGCAGTGACGATGCCCTCAGGGCGCAAAATCTTGCGACCATACAGGTGCATACCACGCACGATGTCAGCAAAGCTATCTGGATCACGATAGGTTTCTGTCTTGGTGATTTGCTGAGCAGTTGCAACAGCAGAGTCGTGACCAGCAACAATCACACCAAAGTCAGTATTCTGGTTAGCAGTACCAGTGGTACCGGGGCCAGTGCCAACTTTAGGCAGGTTGTTAGACACATAGATTTTAAAGCCATGCAGATTGTTTATGATCAGACCATTTTGCAAACCAGCACCACCAAAGTCACCATTTAGCAAACGGCTGTCTTCGTCTTTCAGCAACTCGACAAACACGGGGTCAACGACCAACCAGCGACCTTGTGTGTCAACAAACTGTTGATCAAGCAAACGACCCATACGAGCAACCACCATCAAAGGAGAAGCCGTAGCGGTGGGCATAGCTGTAGCGCCGGGAAGACGAGCAGCCAAGGGGATGGAGTGATCACCAGCAGAAGCTGTGGTGATGTTACCAAAGTTACTTTTCTTCAACACCATAGTTGCCAACAGTTCGTTGGAACCTGCCTCAGACAAAGCCTTGGTGCCGGGGAAAGTGGTACGAGCCGTGCCAGCATTTGCATGCTTAGCGGACTGCTGGAAACCAGACAAGTAACCCAACACATCTTGGTCATACTGGTCACGCAAGCGATAAGCTGCACGATCAGAGGCCATCTGCATGAAGTTCACATGGGAGTGAGCAGCCTCAATGTCATCGATCTTAAAGGCGTAATAGTTAGCCTGATCAACAACAAGGGTGAAGTCTTCGTCATTCAGGTCTTGTGCAGTGATTTGTGTACCACGGGCATAAGACTGAACAGAAACCTCAGGCTCTTTGATGATTTTAACAGAGTCGCCCATGTTGGCAATCTCGCCAAAATAGTCGCTGTTAGTAATAGCTTCAACTGTTGAAGACTTACGGAAAGCAAGCTGAACTTGCTTGGAATAGATTACGGGACTAAAGTTCCCATTGGGTAGGTTGTTATATCCTACTGCTTTCGGAAATGCCATGATTTATCCTCCTAGAGATATTGATAGGGCATATAATTAAATACGCTCACACAACTACAGAGGCTGACATTATTAGGTGTGTATCAGTGACAAGTGCCCTCATCATCAATACAGGCTAATAAACTTACAGGTAATTCTGACAGTTTACTTGCTTTGCGTTACGAGTTTTCTAGTTTTGATTAAAGGTGGTCATTGCATATGACGGCTTTAATCGGTTTAGAACAAGACCACCAGAGTGGCCTATGTTCAAAGTTATAACATGATTGATCTATTTGTCAACACTTAGTTGTAAACTAATGGTAATTGACTTATACATCAACTATTAACGAGCGTTACCACTCAAATCGTATACAAACTTACCAGATTTAATTGCTTTACCAATGTCTTCCTGATACTTTTCATAGTCTAGTGTAGACATCTTAGCCACCTGTGATTCATAAATCACGCCATCTTTGTCTTCACCAGAAGGAGCAGACCTACCACCTTTAGTATTAATACTTTGTGCCGCGTCTTTGTTGCTTGTGCTCCTCTTTGTAGCAATCTTCTTGTCTGCTTTGTACAGATCAATGGCTCTAGCTGCTGCTCTAGCGTCTGTGTCGTTCTCATACAAGGCTTGCTGCACCCACTTAGGCTGCTCATCCACCCAGTTATGGAACTCATCATCATCCCTAATCTGGTCAAAATCTGGATGCAGACGCAGCAATTCATCCTCAGCTTTGTCTTTAGCTGTCAAAGCTTCACGCTCATCCAGAGATCTAAGGCGTTGATCAAGAGCTTCTGTTTGTTCTTTGGCCTTCTTGATGGCAATTGTTTCTACAATTTTTGCCACATCAGGATATTGTTTTGCCCATTCAGCCAGTTCTTCTTCTGACTTAGGCATCTTAATTTGATTGCTGGTGCTCTTTTCAAGCTGTTGCTTTAACTCATCAACTTGTTTTTGAAGCTGAGTTTGTTGTTGCTGGGAGTGCCTACGCAAATCTCCATAACGCTTTTTAAAGCTACGCTCTTCTGCATTTTCTGGCTCAGCTTCTGGAGCTTTCTCCTCATCTTTATTCTCTTCTTGAAGAGCCTTAAGCTCAGCTTCTTCTTGTTCAATCTTCTCTTGATTAGCATTTCGTTTGCTAAAACCAGAATAAACTTTAACTTCTTCTTTTTTATCTAGAACAACTTCGGACATATAAACCTTTTTAAGTTGGGGCTAATTGTAAGCCAGCCAATGCTGGGGAATTAAGTAGCCAATGATGGTGGGTATATTATTTAGTATCTGCCCTGCCCACCACAGGAGGAGATATCTTTATTATATCTTACTTTTACGCTTTGTTTTGCATACCTAATTTGGGAATGAACATACCCATTATGAGTATCTTTTATTTTTTCTTTCTGTACTTCTTGGAAACAAAACCACCTTTAGCATCACCGCCGCCATCTCCTCCACCCCCGCCAGCATCACCACCGCCACTAGCACCGCCGCCAGCATCACCGCCGCCAGCAGCACCACCACCTGCATCACCGCCGCCACTAGCACCGCCGCCACTAGCACCGCCGCCAGCATCAGAACTACCACTACCGCCAGCATCAGCACCTCCGCTTTCACCACCAGAACTACCGAGGCCACCAAGACCAGCAGCACCGCCAACACCAATGCCGCCATCACCACCAAAACCCTCTCCACCAATGCTTCCTAGATCTCCACTACCAACAGCACCAGTTCCTCCATAGCCTTCTCCAGCCGTTCCTTGTGCGTCATTAGCAGCTTCTGCTGCTGCAAAGCCAGCGGCAAAGGCACCAATAGCATCAGCCCCCTGCACTGCTGCATCAGCAGCGGCTTGTGCCCCAATAGCAGCGGCTTCTGCTGACATACCTGCTGACTGTGCAGCACCAGCAACTGCCCCAGCAGCGGAAGCGGCTACACCACCAGTACCTGTGCCTAAAAAATCTGTTGCTGTCGCTGCTGTGCCTGCTTGGTCAGTGCTGTCCGCAGTTGAAGCATTAAAAGCAGCCGCATTACCTTCACTCATCATGCCAATGCCTCTTCCTAACACACCTAAAAAACCAATACCTGTGATTGCCCCAATCACACTACCCACAAGACTACCAGCAGTGGAGCTTGTATTTGCGCTGGCTTTTCCATCTGCTCCAATAGTAAATCCAGTAAGACCACCTGTACTAGAGCCTGTTGTACCACTGCCCTCAGTAGACTGTCCACCTTCACCACTACCGCCCCCTCCTCCAGAATCAACTTGAGTAGTTTCACTGCCCCCACCACCAGTTGTAGTTGTTTTTGTAGTGGTAGTATCTTCTGGCCCCGACACTCTGGTATATCCAGTGGGTATTTTTAAAAGTGGTTGTCCTTTAACAAAAGGAACATACATAAAATTACCATTTGCATCTTTATACTTCACCATTTCAAAACCAGCTATTGGTGTTACATTACCACCAGTGGCGTAGTTTCTTTCTTCAGGATTGTCTTCATTCATAATCTCATCTATAGAAGATGAAAAATCTTCATCATTTATATCTTCTTCTGCGGAATGAAGAGCTTCTGGGTTTTCCACTTGATTAGCATTCCCCATTTGACCAATGTCTTCCATTCTCTTTAATCCAGATTTGGCCTTATCTCTAATCTTCATTAGTGTTTCTAAGCCAATATATCTAACTACATCAGCAGGAAAAATAAACTCACCCTCACTTAGCTGTGCAGGAATATCATCCCTCACTTCTTCTTGCATAGCACCGGGAGGAACTTGGTTGCCGCTGACAGGATCAACTGTATTTCCTTCATCTGGCATGCCGCCTTCTGCCAAAAGTCTTTGTGTATCATTGCTGAGCATTTATCTCATCCTTTAAATATTTAAGTCTACGCAGAGCACTAATGGCTCCTTGAGATTGATAAATATCTTGAACATCTTTAGACTGTTCAAGCTTCTTATGCTGACTATCAATCTCATTGTCTAACATTTCCACAAAAGCATCCCACTGTAAATTGTTATTTACTAATGGTTTAAGCTTGGGGAGGTACGGCTTGTTGCTCATTTCCACTAAATCCTTGCATCTCTGGTGAAGGCGGTGCGCCAACACCAATGTTACCACCGCCACCACCTGTCATATCAGCTACACCGGGAGGCCCAGCAACGCCTTGTGGGGGCTGT